GTTCAGTGGTCGAGCGTTACATCAAAGAAGTCCACCCAATCAAGCCGTTTGGTAAGAGCAAGATGTCTACGGTGCGTTCGGTGGCGCGTGACTTTGAGAGTGTGGCCGTAGCGGACCTGACCCCCGCTATGCTGCTGGACTATGGCAGGCGTAAAGACGTGTCGCCAAGTACGTTGACGCATCACATGACGTACCTCGCACAGGCTATCGACATGGCCCGCACGCTATGGGGTCTGAGCTTGCCAGAGAACCCGGTACGCAGTGCGATGTCTGTTATGGGCCAGCTGGGTATGACGGGGAGCTCCAACAAAAGAGACCGCAGGCTGCACCCCGGTGAGTTGGAACGTCTGTTACTGGCGGCAGGCGACCATTGGATCGCACCGGTGATCGAGATTGCTGTTGCTTCAGCTATGCGTCAGAGTGAAATATGTCGATTAAGTTGGTCCGACATCGACGTTGACAAAGGTGAGATTCTGATCCGCGACCGCAAGGACCCGAGGCGTAAAAAGGGTAACAATCAGGTAATTCCACTGTTTCCAGAGGTAAAACAGGCGCTCTCTCGCGCACAGAATTATAAAAGCACGGGGGGTAGGGTGTTTCCCGTGCGAGAGAGCGCGTCAATCAGTGACCGTTTTGCGCTTGTCAGGCAGAAAGCGGGTATCGAAGACCTGCGCTTCCACGATCTCAGGCACGAAGCGATCAGCCGGTTCTTCGAACGGGGCCTGTCTATCCCAGAGGTTGCAACCATCAGCGGCCACAAGACATGGGAGCAGCTGAAGCGTTATACCCAGCTCAAGCCTGCCGACATTAAGAAAAAACTAATTTAGAAGTAAGTTCTCGAGGTGCTTGGCAACACCCTCCGTTGGAAACAGATACTTCTTGCCGCGCTTCACGTGGGGTATGTCCATTTTACCGAGGTAGATTTGCTGGTACAGAGTCTCGCGTTTGATACGCAGGACTTCTGCCAGCTCTGCCATATCCATAAAGACACCGTACCGGCTCAGGAGGTAATCACCCATCGGTTGCACCCCCCACTGAGCATTCGTAACCCAGTGCTGCGTACCCAGCGAGGTCGAGCCATGAATCCTTATTGGTCAGGTCGTTACAAAGTCTCGCGATTTTGACGAGCGCCATCATGATGGCAACATCTTCTTCGACGATCTGGGGGCTCGGTTTCGATACCCGATACACGTCCCAGAGATTTGCGATACGTTTTAAGTTGTCGGCTGGCTCGCCGTACTGCAGGTTTCGATCCTGATGCAGGATGTCTTGCAGCTCTGTCAACAGCTGCGCCCTTGGCGTGTCCATAGTGCATTTCCTTTGCGGTTATTATTACCGTCGCTAATAGATATTGGCACTATATGAGATCGCCGCCGAGGCGCAATCAAGAAATGACGAAATCGTGATAATTAGAGGTAAAGTGATCCAACAACGGAAAACCTGAGAGTTGTGCGTTTAGGTAGGTTGGCTTTGGTGTAAAGATCGAAGCGTGTTGCACCGGGGGCAGCAGCGATTAGGACGGTGTCGTCACCGACATCTTGAACGCCAATGTCTCGGCACAGTATAAGGTTGCCGGTAGGGAAGCTGACCAGCCCCCTTTTTGTGTGGCACGAAAGCGTATGCTTAGCCACGATACCGAAGGTCTTGTCACGTACGAACTTATGAGGGTGCGCGGTCTCGTTAACCGGAGAACGGGACGTTGAGTGATACCGTATCTCAATGCTTTCGACTTTATGTAATATATCTTCAACCGTTGGGTCGATATCTGTCGGCGACACATCGAGGAAGTTCGCGAGTTTGATGACTGCTGCCGCATTCAGGTCAGTAATGTTGTTAAGATATTGACTTAGCGCGCCTTGAGTCCAGCCTAGCTCTCTAGCTGCTTGACTTTGGTTGACCTGCATTTCTCTTTGTTTCTGGCTCCAGATTCGCCTTAGATTTTGTACCGCGATTGGTACGCTCGCTTTCATAGTCCGGTCCTATGCACTGTGTGCAAATAAAATTGGCGATCTGCTTTTTGGACATAGCATCGTCCAAAAACCTTTGTTTTGTAATAGTGCCGCACCAAAACGGGGCGCGCAATATTACGGCATTGGCTCCTATTGCTACAATAGCTACAGCGTTTTGATGGCATTCCGAGAGTTGGGTGAGCCAATTGACCTGTAGCGGCGATAGATTCACTTTGATCTGTGTCGTGTCGCGTATAGGTAATTTCTGTAGAAATTTGTACTCGATCCAAAGCACGCCGTTTGGACCACCGTAGAAAGCATCTGGCACTCCGCCCGTATAGGTGTCGTGTATCTTCCACCGTAACAGAGACGACGGGAGCAGCCTATGAATGCTTCGTATGTAAGCGTGTTCGGTCATGAAAAGGTGTGGTGGCTGACAAAAAGGAAGCCAGCCACCACGTTCATAAGCTAGAAGGGTGTGGGAGTAGGTCTAGCTTACGAAACTGTCGTAGTACCCCTCGGCGGCTTTGTAGTCTTCTTTGGTGCACCAGCCGACGAAGTCTGTCTCAAGAGTCATGTAGGCGTTGCCCGCACGGTTCTTGGTAGACAGTGATGACAGCTTCCAGAGGCTGGCGAAACGGTCGCCGCCCTTGAGGCTGATCTGAGAGTTCCAGTTACGCGAGACGCGCAGTTTGGAAGATGAGAAGTCCATGATGTTTGGCGTAGACAGCTCACCGGTCTCAGGGTTCTTGAGCAACAAGATGTGAGTGTGAGTCTGCGTTACGTCGTAGTCTTCAGGGCTGTCCTCGAGTGCAATGGCCTCTGCGGCTTCCTTATGGGTCTTGAACTGACCCAGCAGACCGCCGCCTGCATCGCGGTTCCGCCATACAACGTACTCTTCTTTGAACTTGAGACTGATGACATACAGGTGGTCACCGTAAATCTCACGGGTCAAAGAATTCATGAAGTCGCCGTCTTTGGCACCTTCGGCATAGTTTGGGTGATGACGGTCGACTTCGTCTGACATCTTCTGGAGAAGTTTGAGACGTGGGATGGTGAGGTGTTCGGAAAGAACCTCTTCGTTACCCCGGCCGGTACCCTGCGCTACGAACGCGGGGATCTTGTCTGCTACAAGTGCTACTGCTGTACCCATTGATAATTTCCTTCTTGGTAAAGTTACAGGTTGCGAAAGTTAATGCGGCGGATTTCACGTGGTGCCAAACCGGGGACGCCGTCGCCCATGTTTAAGATTTCGCGGTAGGCGGTTGATGAAACGCGACGCTGGATGAGGGAGAAGTCTTTGGTAGTAAGGATGTGTCCGTAGACAGCCTCCCAATCGGTTACGTCGGGGACTACGTCGGTGCCAATAGACACTGACGCTGCGTCGTTCCCAACGCGTGTGACGCCGGATCGATCCATCTTCCACATAAGAAGACGATCCAGTTCGTCTTGTTCTTGCTTAAGGTCTTTGACCAGTGCGTTTGCTGCTTTGAGCTCACGCATTTTTTGAGCACGGTCTTTGATCAGATCGTCAATTGTGCGCTCGTCGATATCGAAAACTTCTGCTGTTTGTGTTGTCATGCTGCTTCTTTTAACTCCTTCATTATGTGTAATAGGTTTTCCATTCGTTCAAGTTTGTTTTGCAGTTTTTCGTAAACTGCGGGTTCCCACGTCTCCTCTGCTGCTATGTGAATGACGACGGTTCGCTTGTCCTGTCCCGCTCTGTAAATGCGGCGGTTGAATTGCTGATAGTGCTCAGGCCGTGACCTGCTGACTGCGGGTGGCAGAACATCACTTGAAGCTGGCCAGCTTGCATACGTGACACGAGGTCGGCACGTGCTGCTGCGGGTGTGCTGCCATCGATGACGCCGTACTTGATGCCTTTCTTTTCAGCAAGTTCTACAAGGTAGTTGCGTTCGTGCTGCCAATTGAAAGCGACAAGACTGTGCTCACGGGCTTCGACTAGTGACATTACGAGGTCGTAGCGTTCTTTATGGATACCCAGCGCTACTCCATCGCCGTCGTAGACTGCGCCAGTGCACAGCTGCAGTAGCTTCTTTACTTTGGCACCGGCGTGAACTGCGTTGATGGTGCCAGTGCCCGTGTACAACACTGAGTCTTCTGAGAGCTCTTTGTACTGGCTTAGGATTAGTGGTGGAAGGTTAGTGGTTATGGTCTGGAAGGACTGCTGCGGCATGGAGATACAATCTTCGAGCCGATGTCGAATGTTGATGTCTTTGACTGCGGCAGCAACTATATCCGTGGCGTCAGTACGATCTACCCACTCGTTGGCGAAGCCGTTGAACCGGCTGGTGCAGACAGAGTTTCGGAATGAGTAAAAGCGACGACCGAGTCGTTCACCATCGTCAACTAGATAGGTTGGGTGCCAGACATCGAGGATCGTGTTGGAGTTTGGCGTACCGGACATAGCGATACGGCGATTAAAACTGGCAGCAATCTTGGCCATGGCTTTGGACCGCTTGCTGTCTTTGTTCTTAAACGCAGTGAACTCGTCGATGCACAGCGTATCAAAGCTGTCGAGCAGGCCAACATTGTCAGCCAGCCACTTTGCTGCATCGTGGTTGGTGATGCAGATGTCGGTCTCAGCTTGAATAGCTTTTTCCCGATTCTTGGCGTACGCGATAGAGTACGTTAG